CCACATAGGTTTATCATTTATAATAGCTGGAAACTCGACAACTTCCCATTGATCTGCTGCATCACTTTTATTTTGAGCGTCTAACAATTTTCCTGTTAAATCCTTAATGGACCAACGGGTCATGACTAATACTATAGCGCCCCCTGGCTGAAGCCTTTGACGAGGGCCAGAAGTATACCACTCATAATGAGCATCAAGAACATGAGGAGATAGTGCATCTTGCTCTGTGTGAGGATCGTCGATAATAAGTAAGTCAGCCCCACGACCGGTAATAGCACCGCCAACTCCAGCAGCAAAATACTCACCTTTGTGGTTTGACTCCCATCGTCCTGCAGCTTTCGAATCTGCTGCCAAAGTAACTTCTGGAAATACAGCATTATATTCCTCCGATTCAATAAGGTTTTTAGCTTTACGACCAAACCGAATAGCTAATTCTCCTGTGTGTGTTGTTTGTATGAGTTTTGCTTTAGGATGCCTACCCATGTAAAACGCCGGAAATAAATGCGACGCAAATTCTGACTTTGTATGTCTAGGTGGCATATTGACAATAAGTCTTTTAAGCTCACCATTTGCAATACGATTTAATTTTTCTGCATAAATTTTGTGGTGATTACCTTCAATAAACTCTGGCCAAACCTTTTTAACAAACTGCATAAAATCACCTTGTTGCTTTTCACGCGTCTCTTCCATAGCGTTTTTAAGAATAAGCTTAAGGGTATTAGTATCTAGTTTCTCTAATTTAGAAGTGTTTTCCATTTTTTAAAAATTTTTTAGATAATGCACAATAAACTAATATCAAACAATTTTCTACCACATTGTCACTGACGAACATGCCGAAGCAAAAATAAAGGGACTCCGGAATGCTATAGGGGGCTCCCCCCTTGCAGTTAGAGCTTGCGAGCGGCTAGGTTAGTCGGGCAGGCGTTAGCGCCAGCTAATGCCCGGGCGCCGCCTGCGACATTGTGTCGCACCCCAACATCTAGTAGGTCCCGGGCCGCGGCATTTTGTCGCACCACTACATCTAGTGCCGACTTATCCACAGGTTATCCACAATTAATTTAATTAACTATATAATTAGTTAATTAACTATGATACTCATTTAATTAGAAATCGAAAGGAACTACAATGACTAAAGATGACTTCAAGACAAGAGTAGGAATGGGTTTCTTCTCTTGCAAATGGATAAATAACAAAGGTGATGTATCCAAGATTAAGCGTGGTATCTTAGGTACTCATGCTTGGCGTCATACTAACATTGGTACTAGAGATAGTATCAAAGAGAGTGCTAACTATGTGTTGGTTTATCGTGTTGGTAATGGTTTAAATCCAAATCATAGACGTTGGGCTAACATCAACCCCGAAACTGTAATACAGATAAATGGTCAAGATGTTTAGACTATTACAAAGAGCAAAAATATATGCTCTATTATTAATTGAAATTACTGTGTTTATCGCCACTCTTGTGGCGATATACTATATCACTAACTTCGCCTGTCTATTAGTTGATAGGTGTTATAACTTTTATTATTAAGGAACTACAATGACCGATAATTTACCAATGATAACTTCAAATGGTACTGACATTGCACCTCTTATGAAAGAGATGATTGACCATTTAAAGATTGAGAAAGAACTTGGCAACCTAGACAAGATTGCTGATGTTAAAGTACCATTAACTTCTAGTGCAGATTGGAAACTAATCTGTGGTGTGTTGTGTAATTCACTCGTTGAATGGGCGTCACAAAATTCAGATAATGGTGGTAAAGAATTAATCAGACATATGCAGTCTGATATAGGCTACCTAGTTAGAAGGTTAGGATTAACTGAATAGATTTGTAGTTCATATTCAGTTATAAAGGGGGATAAATTATCCCCCTTTTTTTACGCCTGAACTCAGCTGGTTCACCTGCTGCCCGGGCAGGACAACGGAAATCCAGGAGTTGTTATCTTTTTTATTAGGAGTTAGGGAGTTTGTACGCCGGGCGCGCCGGGCAACCAAAGGTGTGGATAAGCTGTGGATAACTATCCAGCTAGCGTGGAGTTAAAGAGTTTGAGGACAAGAGCCGAATATCTCCGTTTATCTTGCCTCTTCATAATGGGGTGTACAATTACAGTTATAACGAAACCATTACTTACTCTGGTAGTCCTTTTTTATATGTGCGGCTACCAACACATAATGTACTATACCACGACTTGACCCAATGTACAATGGGTCGATTGCTTTTTCTGTGGATAAGTGTCCAAGCACCATCAACAAGTTCATAAGTATATGTGTAATCTCTAGTCCATTTATTCCAACGAATCATAGTAATCCTTTCTCTTTCTATCTGCAGTTGTATCACGAAATGTGATTCGTGTCAACCACAGGAAATTCGGTTCCCGGGCCCAGCTCCTGAATGTGCAGACCCATCGGATCTTCAATTGCAGTCGTTCGAGGAGTTAGGGAGTTAGCCCCCAAACAGGATGTTCAGGATAACCCAGAGAATGTATAGTTTAACTGGCAGTAATACTAGTAGTAGTGGCATGTCTTCCTTTCTAATTCTAACGCAGCAGCTCCTGCTGCTCCTGGTTATATAACGCAGCTGCTGATGCATGTCAACACCCGGGCAATAAAAAATCCCAGAAAACAGCCACAAAATTTTTCAGGAAGTTTAGTTTATTCGCCGGGCGCGCCCGGTGCCCAAACGGCATGCTGGAAATCGATGGAACAAAAATGGCAGATTTCGGGGAGATTAAGAGTTAGAGACTTCCTGGGCGCGCAGCGGGCCCGGGCGAAAGTTATCCACAGGTTATCCCCGCGACATGATGTCGCGGAGATTGGGAGTTAGAGAATCAGTTATTAAATACTGATTCGTACATCTTGTCTAATGCACTTCGGTTATCTTCTTGTGATTCTTCTAATCGTTTAGCATTGCGTGTCATAACAGGAACAACCCCATCGTAATGATTTGCTATTCTATTTAGTATGTCTGTATTCTTATCTAAAGAATCAGCTATTTGTTGTAACACATCTACTAAAACATTGTTGCTATCTTCTGGTAATACCATATTTAACTCCTTTATTATATTTCTACCTATAATATAACACTTAATAACAGCACATGCAACCTCTCAACAAAATTTTCTGTGGATAACTTTCAGCGTACGCATCAGCGAACTTCCTGGCCCGGGCTGCAGGGATCCTGAAGCAGGGTACAAGGAAATGGGAGAAACCCTAGAGAGTTAGAGAGTTTGACGGGAGTTTGTCCCGCGGGCGCCGGGCGCCAGCTGCGTGGTCCAATGTCAATGTGACACGTTGCCGCAGTTAGGGAGTTAGAGAGTTAGCGAGATTAAGGTCCGCGAGCCTTCCCTCGTACAACCCGGGTACGAGATCCACGGTGCTTTGGGCAAGTTCCTTGGTTTTGCACCCATGAAACAGTTTGACATGGGCGTTGGGTAACCCCCCAACTAAGATATATGACTTCGCTCCTGCTAAAGCATGACGCATATTCCATGCAATTTGGAAGGGTGATATGGTGACTTTTTTATTAGCTTGCGCTATCTTTAATTCTAATGTGAAGAAACCTGTAACCTTGTTATAAATAAGGCAATCTGGGAATCCTGGCGTAACATAACTTTCAAGGCGTGAAACAATATATTCACCACCCTCTAATGATTTCTTTAAACTCTTCCAGAAACTTGTTTCTGGTTTTACGGTCATACTTTGTCTTGTCCCTTACTATCTTTTGTTTGTACTGGAGTGATGTCTTTAAGCTCTTTGCTATTGGATTCCTCTTCGACTGAGAGGACAGTTTCATTACCCTCTTTTTTAAACGATCCATCTAATCCTATCTCCTTTAACTTAGCTAAAACTTCTTCACGGGACATACTGTCAATAGCGCCTGTTCTGATTTCTTTACGGTCAATGTACAATCCCGCAGCCTGCCCTCGCAAGCGCTCAGCATTAACAGCAGCACTATAAGACTTTTCACCAAGTGCCTTCTCACGAAGTCTGGCCAATTCTTGTACATGTTTATTTAATTTAACCTCATGTGTTTTTTCAATTTCAGCACGTCTAGCAATGACAGCTTCTACAACCTTTGGATATCTTTTACCATTTAATAATAAGGATGATGTAACATTAGCAGAGCCTTCTGAATAACCAGCTTGTCTTGCACATTCTGTTGGTGTCAATCTACCTTCATTCTCAGCATATATTTTAACAAAGATTTTTTGTTTATCTGTCAAACCTTCGCCATCTTTAGGATACTTTAATGACATATCTTTTGTGTCACCACTTGTGTCACTAGTTAATCTTTTATCTATCATGCTGTAACCCGCTGTATAGTTGAGTTTTTACTCATTTTAGTTCTTAAAAAACAAAAAAGTGCCTTGCGTTGTTTAGAGTAGTGACACATAGGTGCCACATAGTAAACCATTGAATTATATAACTTAATCGTCAAATGTGTCAATGTGTCACCAATATCCCGGTATTTAAAAAAAGTAAAACACTCTTGAGCAAAATATACACTATACATGTGACTCATACAATAGAAATTGACCTATTTCTGCCATTTCCATTTTTAAGCCAACCACGTGCTATAAGTCTGTGTACATAACCATGAACTTGACTCTTTGAATGCATGTTATTTAATTGTTTCATTTCTTCATATGATGGTGCGTAACCATTAGCCTTTATAAATGATTTAACGACATCGTAAAACTTCTTTTGTTTGGGTGTTAACCCTTCCTTATTTTCTCTCTTCAAGGCCTTTGGCATTTGCGTGACTCCAATATTCTTTTCTTACTTCACGTAGCATCTCATTATGACCCCATTCATCAATTGCTTCTTTTGTTATCGACGCCTCCAGGGTTTTCTGGATTTCTTTTTCATCTTCAGTTAATTGTATTCTTGTAGGACCTTTCTTACGTACATATGTATGTACTTTAGCCCAGGTAATAATATATTGAGAAGCCTTGGGCCGTGTATAACCACGCGTGGTATCTAATGAAGGAAACTCTGGATCTGGTGCTGTATCAAAATTATCTTTGATATATGCCATCACATCCTCATCTTTATCAAACTGCTTTACTATTTTCTCAATAACTTTCTTATTTAACCATAAATTAATTTCGTACGTCTGCATGTCCCACCTGTAAGTATTCTATTTTTTTAATCCAACCCTGTGGAATAGCAATCGCACCACCACCTGATGTATCATCTTTATCTTTACTATATGACCGCATGATAACAACTTTCTCATCATTATTAACAGCCAACCAGCCAACTTCCTGGCATATTGCCAACGGTGCAGCCATAATATCTTTTATATCAAGCCAACCTGTTTCAGTATCACGTGCGTCAACCCATGTCACACGTACCATTGGTACTGAATTAATATCCATTAATGTATTTTATTCCACTTCTCCGATACATCAGAGTATTTATTCTGAACTTCACGTTCCTCAGTACCAGTATTAAATTTTGCTTCATGTCTTTTTGTAGCACCTTCTGCAAACTTACCTATGATCTCTAATAACATTAGCGTTGGAAATACAACGCCGTGGACTTTTATCTTACTTAACTCATTTAATGTAGTGTCAACATTTTCACCGCTGTTTTCACACTCATGTAAAACTTTATTCATTTTATTTGCTGCTTCTGTTAATTCTTTCATTCTATTCCCCCCATTGCTCGTTAACCACATTTACACCAATATTACGTAAACACTCTTCTCTAAACTCTTCTATTTTTTTTCTTAAATCCTTATCTTTAACATTTGCAATTCCCATTAATCTAGATGCTACATAAGGCAAATCTACTCTGTTATCATTTTCCATTCTATTTCTCCTTTAAAAGCCTGGGTACTCGGGGCACGCTATCCCACCCATTGATTCATAATATCCTACAGCATTATTAGCTGCAAGCATGCGCTCTTCGTCACCTTCAAACATGGCATCGTAAAATTCATCACGCGCACGTTTTAATTCATCATGTACACTTACTTCTTTAATTACACTCATGCACCCACCAACCATCTAAACAAGTATTGGCAAACCATAATAAAAATAACAAACTTAATCGGTAATAATAAAAACCACATCATATCCTCACTGCTATATATTCATAATCAAAATCTGAATGTTTTTTTTGTACTAATGTTACCACACCACTTTCAGCAGCTGCGTACACATGATTCTTAATTTTACGTACACGACGCTCATCCATGGTAGGTGATAATTTTTGTAACCACGGTCCACATAAATAACCACGGTAATAAGTTATCTTATTATTCTTGGTAGATTTATTTAACCAGTCATCAAATTTTTTTATACTTAACATAATATCTTTCTAATACGAAAGCTCTCGCAGGACTTGCATGACCGCACCTACAACCTTTTCACGACAAATCATGTTCTACATAATAACGCTACTTCAGTACCACCCTTAGTTACCTCAGACACTTGTCCGTACTTCCCTAAAAGCATGCCTTACAACTTTGTGATTGTTGTTCAGCCAGAGAGTACCAACCCATTGCAATTGTGCTGGCCTTCTCTTTCGTATAAGGGTGTATACCATGTTCACGTGAACAAAACAAGTCTTTTATTTCCCTGTTTTCCGCCATTATTTATGTCAAGATAAATTATTTTATTGACACTGTAGATATAAAACCTGTCAAGCGTTTTTTTCTTGCACATAATTGACACATAATGTACACATAATTTCTCAACTTCATTTCATCTCGGTGGACTAAGCGCACTCAAGTAGTGCCTTGGTCCCCATTTAAAGGACTATGCTAAACTACTGGATTAAATTTATAAAATGGTTAAAATATGAACCTCACAAAACATATATGAGAGGCAATAACAATGGCATTCCTAGTAGCAAATCTACCCCCAACAAAAGTATTAATAAAAAAAGAATACCTGTATGATCATCAGAAGGGGCACGGTGAATTTGTAGAAGGTCTTTGGGCCTCGGTCAAATCAATCCAGGGACGTGCACTTTATTTCGAAACCTATTTACCAGATTACGGCGCATTATATGACAAATTACCTATATCAGCGTTCGTTAGTCACAAGACGGAACTAAATTTAGAACTAGAAGAGCTACAGCTGTGGGATGCATTTAGCTACCACATGACAGTCATTGAAAAAGAATCACTAGTAGGCACACGCTGTAAATACCTTGCTCCTAGTAAGAAATGGTATTATGGTGAATACTTATTTACGATTGACAACTGCCATGCGGACAGTAACACCCTAAATACATCTTATTCAGAGGTCCCAGAGGAGCACAAATCGTTTAATATATTAGAGTTAGATAATGGACATTACGCAGCCCAACCTAACAACAGAGTAATATTCTATGATAAGTCTTTAACACCTGCCAAGACGTTGCAGCCTGACTTTAAAGTATCAACACAATACTACTCAGTAGAAAACAAAAGTAAATGGACCGCAGGAGATGATACAAACTACTTCTACGATCTAAAGGAACAAGAGTGAAAATATTTTTTTTATTAATGATTATATCAATGCCAGATTTACCGTCTGTGCGTTACAATGCAATGATTTATGCAAATGAAATACAGTGCCTAGATGCACGTGATGGATACATGAATGCATATGCTGCTAAAGACTTGGAATATAAAAGTAAATTGAAGACAGAAGCTTTCTGTATTCCCTTTGATTCTTTTCCAATTCTTGGTATACACACTACTGACACATAATCCTGGAGGGACATGAAGTACTTTAAATACCTGGCATCATTGCCAATTCTTATATCTTTGATAGCCGGTGCATACGGATCTCTCAACTATATCAACAAGTTAACCGCACAAATTGACGCAAGCACTGACACTATTAACATATTAAAAGTAGAAGTAGAAAACTTAGAACAACGTGTATACGGTGACATAGACAACATACACACTATTTTTAATGATAAAACTAGTAGAAACTCTACCAACTATGCGTCAGCTAGGGAAGAGCTCGTAAAAGAAATGGCAGACATGGCATCGTGGGTAGGACGTATCGAGGGTATTGTTGCGGCATTGCGTGATGGTTCCTACAAACTAGCATCACAAGCAGAGTACCAGGCGTTAGAAGAGATAGTAAGAGGTAACACAGATTCCATAAGACAAATAGGTTACGATATTAAAGACATAGAAAGAGTAGCATCAGGCGGTTATTAATGAATTACGAACGTGGCCTGTTAGCATTCTTAATGGTATTATTAATTATATGTT